CTGAATCTGTTCTGCTGCCTGTTCTGGCGTCATGCTGCGGCCTCCATGTGTTGAGCCCAGTCTTCACCGCAGGCGTTGACCACGTATTCGCGTGAGCCCTTGGTGCCTTCCTTGACTTCGTGACGCGACGGGATGCGGTTACCGTAGTAATCGCGGGCAGGCTGTTCGCCGAGCATGCAGCGACCAGACTCGAGAGCGTCCATCATCGTGCGGCCGTAGCTGCCTTGGAAGGACCAAGCCGAGCCGCTGTTGATCAGCTGCTGCATGTTGGCGTAATACTCGAGCTCGTCACAATCGACTTCGCCTTCGAACTTTAGGATTTGAGACAGTGTCATTTTGATTCTCCAATCAATGCAGGCTGTTGTCGGCCGCCTGCTGCGCCGCCTAAGCCGACTCGTTGAGAGGGCTTAGGTTTTCACCAGTTGCAGCGTCAAGCAGTTGCATTCTGTGTCGGACCCCCGATCTTGCTGGGCGCCGCGTCTGGTGTGAATCTGCGAGTTGTTAAAGATCAGTTACTGCTTGCTTGAGACGAATAGTGGCACGTGTTGATATTTTGAGTCAACACATATTTTTCTATCGATTTTGAACTTTTGATAGGTTTGTCCTATCGCTTGATGTTTTCTTTGCGAAAAGCTTGCAAATCAACGACTTATCATTTAATCTCCTTTCGAAGGGAAGATGCGTCTTCCGAAAAGCTCATCACCTGATGGGCTTTTTCTTTTTATATCAAGGACTTAGCGATGAAACAGATCACGATTACGCTGGAAGACGATGGCCGCATCATCGTTGAGAGCCCTGAGATGGACGAGCCGTACATGTGCGAAAGCATCGACGAATGCAAACAATTCGTAGGCCGCATGCTGGATGAAGAAGCCGGCGAAGGCGCCGCGGAGCAGATGGGCGAAGGCAAAGAGAACTACGAACAGATGTGGAACGAAGAAGCTCAGCGCCGCGCACCGCAGCCCGGGATGATGGCCTAAATCATGGCCTTTCAGCTATCCCGCGGGCTGATTGGGCAGCAAGCTGGCTTGCCAGCTCAGAGCCAGCCCGGCCTCGGCCAGTCGAACGTGGCGCCCAGCGCCTACACGTCGCAACAGTACAACAGCGCTTACGCGACAGGCCAAGCCCCGATGGGCGCCCTTCCGGGTTCAGCACCGGGCGCGCAGATGTCTGCAGGCGTCGCGCCGTTCAACAACATGCAACCCCAGCAGGTTGGCAGCACAGTGCCGTATAACACCGCGCTCAAGCCCGAAGGCGACGGCAACGGTTTTGGCGCTGACTCGCTGCAAGGCCAAGGTCCACAGCAGAAGCTTGCGCCTAAACCCAAAGCCTCTGCAGGCTTTGATCTCGGCAACCCCGTTGCGTCTGGCAGCTCACAGGCTGCAGGCAACACAGTAAGACAATCCTCGAGGAGTTAACCATGCAAGACTACAGCACCCCAAGCGCTTCGCGTAATCAGGTCCGTGCCGCTGAGCCCGTCATCCCGGGCAAGGTTTCGGTCCCGTTTCCGCAAAACGCAAATCAGCCGCAAGGCGGTAGCAACAAAGCCAAGTCCATCCCGGGTTTCACCGGTGGTGGCGTCAAGCCGGGTAAGGTCTAAGCCATGCCCAGCAAGAGCCAAGCTCAGGCACGGCTCATGGCCGCGGCCGCTCACAACAAGGCTTTTGCCAAGAAGGTGGGCGTGCCGCAGTCAGTCGCTAAAGAGTTCAACGCGGCTGACAAGGGCAGCGGCTTGTTATCAGGAGCGATGAAACGTGGGAAGAAAGAGCGATAAGGTCGGCGACGTGCCGGGCCTTGCAACCGTTGAGGGAGCAGACTTTAGCGCGCCGCAGATCAACGGCCAGCGCAAAGCCCGCAGCAATACCCGAATCAATCTGCGCGCAGTCAGCGAGGTATTGGCTGATTACGGCATGGATCCAGCAGCTGAGATGGTGCGGATCCTGACAGCCGAAGAGCCTGTACTCGACACCGACGGCGCGCCTATTCTCGATGAGAATGGCGAACCGATGACCCGTCCAGCACTGGACGCGGACACGCGTTTGCGTTTTATGAACGAGCTCCTGCAGTACACGCAGCCGAAGCTCAAGTCCGTGGACGTTAAGATCGATCACACAGCAGATCTGACCGATGAGCAGCTGGATAAGCGCATCGGCATGCTGCTTGCTAAAGCGGAGAAGTAATGAACCTTGAAGGCCTGAGCACAGAGGAGCGCAGACAGCTCCTCGAGTATCTGGCAGTGAAAGACCGTAGGGCGCGCCGCAACCGGCTGCCGACCTACGTGCCTTACACCAAGCAGCTGGACTTCCACGAGAACGGTGACAAGTATCGTGAGCGCCTGTTCATGGCGGGTAACCAGCTTGGCAAGACATGGGCCGGCGCCTATGAGGTTGCAATGCACGTCACAGGCCGTTACCCAGACTGGTGGACTGGCCGCCGATTCCCGCGTGCAACGCGGTGGATGGTAGGTTCCGAGTCCGCAGAACTTACAAAGAAAGGCGTGCAGCGTCTGCTGCTCGGCCCGCCTGAGCTCCGTGACGACTGGGGCACAGGCACGATTCCGTACGACTGCATCAAGTCGACCAGCCTCAAGTCTGGTGTACCTGATGCGGTTGCCAGCGTTGTGATCAAGCACGAGTCTGGCGAAGACAGCGTGATCCAGTTCAACTCCTACGACCAAGGCCGCACCAAGTGGCAGGCCGACACGGTCGATGGGGTGTGGTTCGATGAAGAGCCGCCGCTGCCGATCTACTCAGAAGGCTTGACGCGTACGAACGCCACCGGGGGCTTGGTCTTCGTGACCTTCACGCCTCTGCTGGGCATGTCGGACGTAGTCAAGCGCTTCCTGCTGGACAAGCCGGAAGGCACGGTCGTCACGAACATGACGATCGAAGACGCTGAGCACTACACGCCTGAAGAGCGGGCAGCGATCATCGCCTCATACCCTGAGCATGAGCGGGACGCCCGGGCTAAGGGTATACCGATCCTTGGCTCTGGGCGGGTCTTCCCCATTGTCGAAGAGGCGATCAAGGTTGCACCGTTCCCGATCCCGGCGCACTGGCCACGGATCTGCGGCATGGACTTCGGCTGGGACCACCCGACGGCTGCAAGCTGGCTGGCTTGGGACCGCGACTCGGACACGGTCTATGTGTACGACTGCTACCGTGCCAAAGAGCAAACCCCGGTCGTGCATACCGCCACGATCCGCGCCAAGGGTGACTGGATCCCAGTCTCATGGCCGCATGACGGCCTGCAGCACGACAAGGGATCCGGTGAGCAGCTGGCCAAGCAGTACAAGGACCTTGGCCTGAACATGCTCAAAGAACGAGCAACCTTCGAGGATGGCAGCAATGGCCTCGAAGCCGGCGTGACTGAGATGCTGATCCGCATGCAGACCATGCGGTTCAGGGTCTTTTCGCATTTGAACGAATGGTTCGAAGAGTTCCGCCTGTACCACCGCAAGGACGGCAAAATTGTCAAAGAGAACGACGACATCCTGTCATCCAGCCGCTACGCAATCATGATGCTGCGCAAAGCCAAGACGCAAGCCGAGGCCGACGCAGCGCTTAATCGTCGCAACCCGTCAACCTTCCCGGTGGCGGCTTTTGAAATGTTTGACCCAGTCTCAGGATATTGACCATGGACTTTTCAGTAAAAGACGAACCGTTAGAAGCCGAAGCCTACGAAGACGAGGATACCCTTCGCGCCAAGATAGAGGATCGGCTGCAAGCCTTTGGCGCCAATCTGGCCGGCCAACGTGACGAGTGGATCCGTGCTCGCTACTCGACAGGCGTCGATAAGCGCTGGCTTGAAGACGTTGATCAGTATCATGCCCGGGACAACATCAACCGCGCAGCCAGTCAGATGATGACCAGTGTCGAGCAGGGGTACCCTGTGACGACGCAAGGCGCGACGCCGCACCGGTCGACCGTATACATCGGCCTGACGCGCCAGAAGACAAACGCTGCAGAGGCTCGTCTGGCGGACATCCTGCTTCCAACCGACGACCGCAACTGGGGCATTCAGCCCAGCCCGCTGCCTATCGTGTTCGGAATGGACAAGAGCGAGAACCCGGCCGTGGATCCGCGCACTGGCCAACAGATGCTTGACCGTAACGGCCAGCCGCTGCTTGAGAAAGACATGGTTCGCGCAATCCGCGAGATGGCCGACGAGCGTGCCAAGGCCATGCAGACTGAAATCGATGACCAGCTCAGCGAGTGCGACTACAACAGCGAAGTCCGCAAGATGATCCACGACGCAGCGATGCTAGGCACC